CAGTAATAGAGCGAATACTTTCTCTCGTTTCTGCATCTGTTCCACCGAACACAAAAAAGACTTTTCTATCTTTATTTATCTTATTACTAATTAAGGTGTAAAGCTCTTTACCGTGCTTCTCAACATATTGGAATAACACTAGAGTATTACCGTTAAGAGACTGTACTAAGTTGTTGATAAACTTATTTCTTTTTTCGCTACGTACGATAAAATCCATTTCATCTTGAAAGTTAAGATCTTTACACGCCTTGCATATCTCATCTGAATACTTTAATACTAATATTTTAATTTTAAGATCTGCTACTGTTCCAGCTTCAATTAGATCTTTCGTTTTAACGAATGACTTAACTTGACCGAACAATCCTTCTAGAACTAACTTATGTGTCTCTGTTCCGTCTAATGTACCAGTAAAACCAAATCTATACTTACAGTCAGTTAACTTAGTCATAATATCAGTTAACGATTTAGCTTTAAATAAATGAGCTTCATCACCCATTACAACACCGAACTGGTCGAACCATTTCTTCGGCATTTTATAGACTGACTGCCATGTAGTAATGACTATATTCTCTTCTATGTTCTCTTTATCTACACCTGCTGTAATTAATTTACATTCGTCACCATAGCCGTACGACTTAAAGTCACCAGCCATTTGATGTACTAATGATACAGTAGGAACTACGATGAGTGTTTTATGCTCTTGATAAAATTGAGTAAGTAGATATATGATAAGAGACTTGCCAGATGCAGTAGGTGAAAGAACCATAGCTCGTTCTGATCTAATGCAATGAGCTACTGCTTCTAGTTGATAATCTCTAGGTTCGAACGGAAGGTTAAGTATTTCTGAGAATTCAGATACTTCGTTTATTGAGCATTCGTTAGCATAATCTAACTCATCTGATACTTCAATATCGTAATCTCTATCTTTACAGAACGAAACTACATACGGTAGTAAGCCTGTATACATGGTAGAGTTCTTATTGAAAAGACGTATCTTACCATCCCACATTCTGTTTCGATAAAGCGGCATAAACTTATACCCCGGGGCATAAAACGAAAAGAATTCGTTCAACTCCTGTCTTATGCCACCGGAGCAGTCCACTTTAATATACGCTTCATTCACTTTAGATAATGTAACCAATTCTCTATAAACCGAAGTTTGTGAGTTTACGCCATTCAATTGAGTTCTTTATCTGGAAGCCTCTGTTGTTTATATTTTTTATTATATCTTCCAATAACGAAACCACTTCCTCTTGATAAGCCATCTTTGTCAAGAGTTTAATCATGTCTTTATCACTATCTACATAACTACCTAAGTCTTGCTTGAGAACCGTGCGGCTCCATGGTTCTCTCTGTAGCTCTCGTAAGTCTTCTGGTGTATTAAGATCTCCTCTATAGTACTCCGACAATACGTGAGACAAGGTTCTCTTCTTAATAACAAGACTTTTAAGCTTGAGTTTTTCTTGGTAAAGAAGTTTAAGATATTTCGCGTGAAGGGTAGGTATCTTGAGACTCTCAGTATCTAAATCCACATCATCTATCTTAGCATCTTCTAACCACATTGTAGTTATTTCATCAACAAGCATATCACATCACCTAGTAAGTTACAAACTTATTATATGATACTTGTTACTAAAAAACAACTATATCTCTGTTATCTTATAGATCTTATATCTAAATGTTACTGTCGCTTCTAGATACTGAATGTCATCTAACGAAGCATCAAAGTTCAATTCTGTTAATGATATAGGAAACATATCTTCGAAATCAATACGTAAATTAGGATTTTGATTACTTGTCATAATAATTAACGAACCATCTGAATACACATTGTCATTTTTAAATGCTGTTGCTGATTCACTTCTATAAGCTGCCTGTGCGAATGATTCTGGATAGCCTAATGACACCATCCAGTTATGTATTTCCATATAGTTCTTAAGATCTTCATCTACTCTAAATCTAAGAGTTAATGGCTCGTATCTTAACTTATCACCAGGATAAGGTAATGAAACGAATGGAGTCGCTTCATCGTATTCACCAAGTGTCAATGAAGGAATAGGAACACTGTATGTAAAATAGTTAATGTTAGGCGTACGGTTTAGAACGAATCTAAAGCCAGTAGGCGATAACATATTCTTATTCGACGGTTGATTATCTATAGCACTCATATTATACCTCTACGTATATTTAGGCATAAAAAAAGGGCCCCCGAAGGAGCCCTTAAGCGTGACTGTTAAGACAGTTCTTGTTATTACATCAGGTTAGCAACGCTAACGATTCTGTAGTAAACGTTCTTATCAGCGAAGGCAATTGAGCCGTTACCAGCTGTTGCACCCTTAGCAAATGGGTTAGCAACCATTCCGTAACGAGTCTTAAAGCCGATCTTGGGCTGGAAAGTATTCTCACCAACCGCACGTACCATTTGCAGAGGTACATATGGGCAGTAGAATAGACCAGCGTCAAATGCGCTTGAGCCTTTGTAACCTACAGTGAAGTACTGGTTACCAGAAGCACTTGAGAAGTATGGATCGATGTATACTCTGATACGACCGTTCAATACACCTGCAAATGTGTTACCAGTGTCATCTACGTTGAGGTTAGCAGACAGTGCAGGGGTGTAATCCAGAACACCTGCCATCTGAAGTGCAGAAGCAACGTCAGAAGAACAGATCAGGATGTTACCCTTTCCACGTCTTGTATCTTTTGCGATCGCATTCGCTTCACGCTCGATCTGGAAGATCATACCTTTGAAACGCTCTACTGACCAGCGGCCGTTAGAGTCAACGTCAAGGTTAAAGGTACCAGATGAAGCAGTGTTTTCAGTAGCACCACCAGTAGCTGTGTAGTTGATAGTACGAACAACTTCTCTGTTGATCTCAGCAAGAATCTCAGCAGAAAGGATGTTAGACAGCTCAGTTTCAGCATCAAGGCCATGTACCGCTTTAAGGTCTTGTGCCAATTCCATGGTGTACTCAGCTTTCAGAGCACGGCTTACTGCTGTTACAGAAACCTTCTCAATGCTGAATGCCATTTGCTGGAATGCATTGTTAGTAGCATCACCAAGAGCTTCAGCCTGTGCAGTGGTCATACCAGTTGCTACTGTGTAGCCGTTAGCAGATGCACGAGCTGTTGGATCAGTACCAGTCTGACCAGTTGTTACGCCGTCACCAGTAGACTCGTCTCTAGCAAAGCCAGATAGAGTATTACCAGCAGCTGACTTAGAGAAGTCGGTATCAGCTTCGTTGTATAGAGCTTCTGTACCATCCTGAGCAGTATAACGTGCACGCATTGCAAAGATCAGTCCAGTAGGACCAGTCATTGGCTGTACGCCTGCGATGTCGTAAGCAATCAGGTTAGGCATGGAACGACGAACCAGTGAAATCAATACTGGATCGAAGATATCTACGTTGCCGTCGCCAGCTACAGAAGATGAAGCACCCATTGCGTTAGCAGGTGAGGCCTCACCAAGCAGTGATGGCATACCATATCCACCAGAGCCTTGCGCAGCTTCACGAGAAGCACGCTGTTGATTTTCGAGAAGTGTAGCAGTTACAGATCTGCGATGAGCATCTTTAATCTCGGGAAGATCGGCATGCTCAAGAACTGGTGTCCACTTTTCGACAAGTTCTTCAGTTACATATTGCATCTTTTATCTCTCCTTACGGTTTCGATTTACTTATATTATTTATAATTAATTACTTTTTCAGTGTTCTTGAAATCGTGTTTACATAGGCCGACATTTCCGGATTAGCTGAACGAGCAGGCTTAACTTCCTCATCCAGTGGCTCCGCGTCATCAAAATCACTTACTACAGCTTTAGACTCATCTGTAGAAGTAAAGTAGCTTTCTTTCAGAGTTTCAAGCTTTTGGATATATTTATCCTCATCAACAAAATCAACACTTTCTGCTAACACTTTGAATTTTTCTTTCTGTGTTTCAGTTAGTGATTCAGAAGCCTCAGCTACAAGCTCAGCCTTCGTGAATTCGGTCATTTGGGCTTTCATACTGGTGTTCTTTTCAATCTCTTCGTTAAGACGAGATTCAAGATCATCAGCACGAGCTGCGAGTTCTTCAACAACATCTACTTTGTCATCTGGGATTTCAATGTAGTGCTCTACGAACAGCTCTTTAAGACCATTAATGAAACTTTCGGTAACTTCGGCTTTAACACCAGTTTCTACCGCCAGCTTGTTTTCTTCCATCCAGTTCTCAACAACATAGTCGAGGTACTGGTCAAGCTGCTTAACAGTTTCTTCTTTCAGTTTAGTTCTTTCAGCTTCAAGCTCTGATTCAATATCAACAACATACTTTTGAAGCTGCTCGTTTACTTTAGATACTACGGCTGCTTCAAAAATAGTCACTGCTTTTTCTTTGAATTCTTCAGTCAGGCTGTCATCGCCAGCAAATAGAGCTGCAACATCTTCTTTGATGTCGATCTCTTCAGCTGTAACAGTATGACCTGCCTTTACAACCTCAACAGCTTCTTCAGCGTCTTCGCTGATAGCTTCCTGAGCTTCAAGAGCATCAACCATACGGTCGAAAGAATTCATGAGATCTTCCTTTCTCATACCATTCATTCTTTCTACCATAGCCTGTATCAAACCCATCTTAGTAGACTCTTTAACAGCGTCTGCTTTAGGCTTAACAGCGGTAGGTGCGTCTTGTGGATCGTCGGTAACGTTCTTAGATTTACCAGGAGCTTTAGCCTTCTTGGCTGCCGGCTCAGGTACTTCTGAAGGGTCACCATAAGATGCTTTGAACTCATCCAACTGCTCGTCGGTGAGGTCTTCTCTCATCTCTAGTTCTTTATCAGACATTTGCAGTTCTCCTTTATGGAATTTATTGCTTCTATTATTTATAAAATCAAAGTTTTGAGATGAAGTCCTCAAAGATCTTTAACTTCGCAGTGGTCAGATCTCGCGTTGAGGTCTTACTAATTTCTTCTTTATAGTCATTAATCGTAGCTTCACGAATAATTCCGTTATCCCAAACCCACTCTTTACCTTCCATAATACCTTCAACAAATGCGTCAGGAGCAGATGGATCGGCTACAATGTCGCCTGCAGTAGCTAGGTAAAAATCGTTTTGAACTTCTGCAATACCAGACTTGTTTGGCTTAAGTGAACCCATACCGCGTGAAGATACGCCAATCGTTGCGCCTTCGTTCATTAAGTTCTTAACGATGTTACCCATTGGGGTATCCATAACTTTTGCTTTACCAATAAAGTTATCACCGTCCTGCTTTAGTTCAGTAATCATGTGGGAGACACGGTCCAGATTAATTGTTGGACCTGAGGGGTGGCCGAGCTCGCCAAAAGCTCTCTTACGGTCAATATATTCTTTTTGATAGCGTCCTACTTCTTTTTGAAGTACTTCCATAGGATAAACGCGACCATTTCTGTTCTTGAGATTACCTTGCATGAACACACCTTTAATATAGTGGTTCTTGCCGCCATCTTCTGTAGCCTCGGCAATGTACTCTAAGTCTTCGTTAATTTCGCATATGAGTTTCATTTTAGTATCTCGCTACGCCTGTTGCTTTTACAGCTGCTACTGCTACTACGGTGTCTGTTGGCTCTTTAACAATAATTTCTGTTTGACCAGCTTCAACAACAACAGAACCTGCAGTACCGCCTCCATTTTCTGGACCCACAGTATTTGCTACAGTAATTGTCTGCTCAGCTGAATCTGTATTAACAACACGGACCATAGTAGTAAGGCCCATATTGTTAGCTACACCTAACGATGCAGTTGTAGTTAGAAGCTTAATCGTCGCCATTTACCTTCTCCTCAATAAACGAAGAAAAGCTCTCTTTAATCTTAGATGAACCTTGCATTACAGGAGCTTTTTCACCAGGTCTACCTTGTGTACGAGAATCTGGAGTTGCTGTTCCGCCAGGTTTAGTATCGGACGAGCCTTGCTTAACTACTGGTTCACCTGCAGCGTGCTTCTTACCAGCTACATGTGCATCTGGGTTACCAGCTTTAACATCGCCGTTAAATTGAGCATCACCAGCTACAGGATGAGGTACCTTGGTTACCATATGTGCATTAGCAAAGTCCTCTTCTCCTTTAGAGCGAGGCTTATAACCTTTTACTTCCTTGTCGTCGTCTTTTTCGACTTTGTTATCTTGTGCAGGTGCACCAGGGGCTTCAAAGAGCTCTTTAAACTTCTTCATCTGCAACCTCTTCTTGTTCTTCGTAATCTTCTGATTCTGGTTCGTTTAGAAAGCTTTGTGCAACTGCAACCTTTTCAACACCAATTCTTTCTTTTAGTTTATCTGCTAAGATAGCGCTCACAGCGTCTTGAAAACCAGCTGGGTTCTTATCGTATACTGAATCTACAGCGTCTTCAAATGGATTTGACATTATATACTCCTTTTTTCTTTATATTTATAAGAACTATTTTGTTAAGACAAAATTTCCACTACCAATGTAAAGGACTTCAATTTTCGTATAGAGACCTGTAGTAACTACCTCACCTGATGCAGCTCCATCAATTTGATTATTTTGTTGAGAGGCTATAGTGTCATTAGCAAACACAGATATTTGAATAGAATCTGTACTTGTTCCTAAGAATGAATCTGCACCATCAAGTTTGACTATAATATTACCTGTACTAACAGGAAGAATAGTAAACTTGTCACCTTGTGTTAAGTTGCCTGATGCGTCAATAGTAACAAAGACATTAGCAGAACTATTAACTACAAGCGCAATATTATGATTAGATGTATCTAATGTTGTGTTAGCAGTTATAGTTGATACTGAATTCCTGACAACCGGGGTACCGAGAGCAAGTGTACCGGAACCATTGGTTAGTAGCGCTTGGCCGTTTGTACCATCAGATGTAGGATATGATAATCCACCTAAAGTTGCTGTGTTAGCAGTAATAGAAGGTGATGTTATTGGACCTGTTAATGATAATTTTGTACCAGCAACAGCGCCAGTAAACGTTGCTCCCGCCAACGGCGCATAAGTTGCAACAGCATTCGCTACTTGTAGTCTATCAAGTATTAAACTATTTTGAGCATTGTTAGATGATAGAGCTACAGACTTAGTTTCGAACGTCTGGTTAACGTACGTATTAGCTGCTTTTGTACCTAGAGAGGTTAGTATTGTAGTTGAAAAGTTAGCATCATCACCTAATGCTGCAGCGAGTTCGTTTAATGTATTTAATGCTTCCGGTGATGAGTCGACAAGGTTTGCTATTTCTGTAGATACTAATGACGTTACATTAGCAACCTGCATCCTGTCTAATATAAGAGAATTTTGAGCGTTATTAGATGAAAGCGCTACTGCTTTAGTTTCAAATGTTTGATCTGTATAGCTTCTTATATTAGTATTAGATACACCGATTTGTGCATTAACGTACGTATTAGCAGCTGCATATGCTTTAGTAGCGTAAATAGCAGCAACATTAGCAACTTGTAGTCTATCATTAATAAGATTGTTTAATGCATTGTTTGATGATAATGCTACAGCTTTAGTTTCAAATGTTTGATTTGTATAGTTTCTAATATTAGTATTAGATGAGCCAATTTCAGAATTTATATATTGTCTTATACTGGTATTAGAAGAACCAATTTGCGTGTTAATAAGAGTACGCAATGCCGTATTAGTAGCTAGTAATGCCGTCCAGGTTGCTTTATCTGAAACATCAATAGTAGCATCATACTCAGTACTATCACCTGTAGTAATCTTTAATGTATTATTACCTGATGTAAAGGCAACAGTTGAAATAGCTTTATTAGCAATATAGGTGTTTGTATTACCTAGTTGTGCTAATGTTGAATATGTTGCTATAGCATTTGCTACTTGTAGTCTATCATTAACAAGATTTACTATAGCATTGTTTGTTGTTAATGCAGTATCCTTGGTAACATATAAAACTGCAGCGTTTGCTACTTGCAAGTATCCTGTTAGATCGCGTTGAGCATCAGCTGCCCATTCTACAGCAGTACCAGCGTCGTTAACTTTTAAAATTTGGCCTGCAGAACCAAGCGTTGTAAGACCAGTACCGCCATGCTGATAACCAACTGCTTCACTGGACTGGAATTCAGACAAACCAACTGCGTTGTTGGAATTGTCGTAAACCGTCCTAATAGGTACTTTAATAGCCATTATGCTGCCTTAAAATAAAAATTGTGCAGTCTTAACTGCTTGATCTAGTTGTGATCCATTATTTAGGTAGAAATTAGTGAACACTTTTACGTCAGAATCTACACGAAATGAAAAGGTATTCGCTGCAGTACCTAGACCTGAAGCTTGTGTATATAAAGGAACATCTAGTTCAACTGCTCCGGATTGCGCGCCAACAACTGCTATGTTCTTTTGTACAGCACCAGACGTAGTTATTCTGGAATTAGCCGGTAGAACAGCTCCGGTTGCAGATATATCAATTCTACCTGAACCATCAGAGGATATAGTAGCACCGCCAAGATTAATTGTTTGACCAGAAAGATATAAATCTCTCCATCTTAATTCTGTAGTACCAAGATCAAGAGTGTTGTTTGATGTGGGAACTATATTTGTAGTTACTGCTGTAAGATCAGTTGATCCACCACCTGATGTTGTAGATATAATGTATGCGCTAGAATTTGATGTAACGGTAACATTGTTACCTGCTACTACTATTTTATTATTTGCTACTTGTAGATATTGATCTAAATTAGGTAAATCTGTTAGATCATTATATGAAGAAGCGCCTCCACCGCCGGATACAGTTGCACCTACAAACTTACCTGATGCTGCATCATACTTAAGATACTTTCCATCTACCTTTGCTGTTGCTCTATCTACATCATCTAAGAACTCTAATCTAACTTCACCGCCACCTGATGAGCTACCTCCGCCCATATTAAGTCTGGTTACTTGAGCAGTTACAGAGCCTTTGAGATCTTCGAAAAGTTTTTTAAGATTTTTCTCTATAGGTGCAACGTCTGGTGTATCACCGTCGCGTCCAGGATCACCTTTCTCACCTTGCGGTCCTTGTTCACCCTGATCGCCTTTTAGACCAGGTGGCCCAGCAAGACCCATCTCGCCACGATCACCTTTATCACCTTTTAAACCTTGCGGTCCTTGTTCGCCTTTCTCTCCTTGCGGGCCTGTTGCTCCCACATCACCATCACGGCCCCTTTCTCCTTGATCTCCTTGCTCACCTTTCTCGCCTTTTTGCCCACGAATACCTTGCGGACCTTGGAGACCAATCGAGCCAACTTCGCCTTGATCACCTTTATCTCCTTTTTCACCTTTTTCGCCCTGGGGCCCCTGACTACCTTGCTCACCTTTCTCGCCTTTTTGCCCACGAATACCTTGCGGACCTTGGAGACCAATCGAGCCAACTTCGCCTTGATCACCTTTATCTCCTTTTTCACCTTTTTCGCCCTGGGGCCCCTGAATACCTTGCTCACCTTGATCACCCTTCTCACCTTGAGGACCTTGTAAACCTACTTCACCTTGTATACCTTGTTCACCTTGTGGACCGATTGGACCTTGTTCGCCAATCAAGCCACGCGGACCTACAGGACCTGATCTACCCTCAGGACCTTCTGGACCTTGAGGACCTTCGGGTCCTTCTACAAGAATTGGTTGGTGGAGGTTGTCAAGCTCTTCACGTAGCTCTTTAATTAGTTCTTCGCGAACTTTACTGCTTTCTTTTTTAAGTACACCTAAAAGAGCACCTAAGAGCTTAGCCTCATCCAGTACTTGACTCATCGTACTTGTCTTCTTCGTAATCTGTTGACAATGAATTATAGAACCTTGTCATACTTTCAACAAGCGTTTTTTCTTCTTCTGATAAGTTCTTCCCTCTGTTATCAGTAACCTCAATAGGATTCTCTGGCTCAAATTCTTCCTGAGACGGTTGAGGTGCTGGTTCAGAGTCAAACTGCATCATATCTTCTTCATCATCTTTTTCCATATCAATTTCGCGTCCAATGATAGCGATTTCATCTTCTGTCATTCTTAAAACGTTTTTACGAACCCAAGACATTGAGAAATACTTACCTACTAGAGGATCTATCTCACCAAGCAGTCTCAATCTTTCAGTCATAATCTCTGCTTGTTTGAGCTCTTCGAAGTGATTATCATTAGCAAAGTTATAGGTAAGAGAGTTTTGAATTTCTTTCCATTCAGCTCTAGTCATTACACCTTTTAATGCAAGATGTATTTCAAGTAACTGATCGAAAAGAACTGCAAATTTATTTCTGATTCTGTTAATAAATTTCTGGAATTTAATTTCGTCTCTTGATATTTCTGTTGATCTACCAATATTGAAATTAACTTCAGCCTCCATTCTACTAACAGGAACGTTCAATGACTTAAGAAGCTTCTTCTGGAAGTAAAGTACATCTTCCATCTCACCAAGATTCTGTCCACCTGGCAGTGTAGTAATCTCTGTACCTCTACCACCTTCTCTTCTTGGCAACCAAAAGTCTTCAAGCATAGTCATATGACGTCTATCGTCTCTTACTTCACCTGTTGATGCATCGTATACTAATTTGTTCTTATGTTTTACCATCATATCACGTAAGTACTGCTCTGCTTTCATCTTTGGCAGATTACCTACGTCGATATAGAAAATTCTTCTCTCTGGGGCCCTTGACAACCTATAGATAACTACAGCGTCTTCTAGCATTCTTAGTTGATTGAGAGGCTTGATAGCTTTATGAAGATATCCAAGAACCATTTTGTTTCTGGAATCTACAAGACCTGAAGGAACATAACAAATACTATCAGGGGCTATTTTTATGCCTTGTTGATTATTTGTTGAGCCTTTTGGATTGTATACGTAGAATTCTTTAACGTTAGGATAAAGATCATTACCTGTACGAGCATCTGTTTTCTTTTTCTGCTCGCGCATTTTACGAATTTTACGCGGATCAATATAGCGAAGCTGTTTTATACCTTCACGAGGATTACTTTTATCAATTACTAGTTGATAGTAAATTCGACCATCTACATACCAGCGTCTAAAGATTTCGTAACCTTTGTTACCGAAATCCATCATTTGCATAAGATTGTCAAATTCTTCTTTAATTAATTTTTTGACGCGTGAGGAAAGATTAGTCTCGTCTAAGACTATTTCAACAGGATAGGCGTTGTTTTCCATAATAATAGCATCATTAATAATATCTTCCACAGCTTGATCACACTCAGGCTGTAGAACCATTTCACGGTATCTAGTCACAAGATCAGCTTCTGTCTTTGCAGATGCTTCTAAGTCTAAGTATGTGCCGTAGATACCACCAGGAGCAATTTCTGTTACTGCTTCTTCCTGGTTTTGAGGTACAATAGCTTGAAGATTTTCTAACTCTTTTTCTTCAGCTGATGTC